TGAGGGCAACAAGGCGAGGGTTTTGTTGCCCTTTTTTTTATGTTATTGACTTAATAACATAATGGCAAAATCAGAAAAAAACCTTTGGCAACGTATCAAAAAATTAAATTTAAAAGGTCAAATTTTCCGCATAGAAAGTAATACAATCAACGGAATACCTGACGTTTATTGGTTGATAAATAACAAAAGTATTTGGATAGAGTTAAAGTCTAATGATGTCAAGAATTGCGGACTTTCAAAATATCAAATCAACTGGCACTTAACCCATTTTAAAAATGGCGGACAATCTTTTATCTTGCGAGAAGACCTCTCGCAGAGGTCTTCTAAAAATCTACAAATTTTCGTTGTTCGTGAACCGAGAGACTTGGTTCTTAAATTCCGGAATTTAGACTTACGAGACGCATTTAAAAAAATCTTGACGCAATAACCACGCCTCACGCATATTCCTAAAAGTTGCTATGCAACTTTTAGAGAAGAGAAATACTATTACTAAAAATCGCTATGCGATTTTTATAGATAGAATTACTATTACTAAACTTTCTATATGCGAGTTTCGTGGTTCGTGTACTATTACTAAACGCACCTATGCGAGATTGCTAAAAAATGCTTATGCAAATTTTGCGACTATTGTACTAATACTAAATAAAAAAAAATAAGTTATCCGGGCCAAAATTAATTTAAATAAAGCTTGACAGTCCTGGGGCTCCCATGTTAATGGGAATCAGGACCAGTCTTAAAGAAAACAGAATCCCACGTTAGCTAGTAGCGGGCGGTTGCTGGTCCTGGACCAACGCTCGATGGATCCGGTAAAAGCTTAGCCGGGTTCTATTGGTTACGGCATCACCGGCAGCGGGCCTTGGTCCTTAACAATTAACAAAGGAGCAAAAAATGTTATTAAATTACTACAGCCAAACCAAGATGGCCAAAGGAGAACCATTCGGATATAAAACAGCAATCCTCCACTTGGCCCCATATGATCTAAGCTTGAAGAATGTTTGTCCGAAAGCTTCTCCGGAATGTGCAGCGGCATGCTTGAATACATCAGGCCGTGGCCAAATGGTTTCAGTACAAAAAGCCAGGATCAAAAAGACCAATTTATTCTGGACCAATAAGAATGCATTCATGCAGCAATTGAGTCTGGAGATTCAGCAGCTTAAAAAGCGAGCAAGGAATCAAGGCTTTAAATTTGCTGTTAGATTAAATGGAACATCAGATCTAGCCTGGCATAAATTCAAAGTAGATGGAGGCGGTACATTGCACGAGCTTCATCCGGATGTACAGTTTTATGAGTATACTAAGGTACCATCTTACCTAGACCACAACGTCAAGAATCTTGATGTTACCTTCTCCGATTCGGGGCGGAATGATTCGGACATCGATGCAGCCATTAGATCCGGTCACAATGTGGCTGTTGTTTTCCAGGATCGATTACCAAAGCTCTGGCTTGGCAAGCGTGTTATTGATGGTGATCAGCATGACTTACGGTTTCGTGATCCTAGGGGCGTAGTTGTTGGACTCGTTGCAAAGGGTCAAGGTCGTAAGATTAATAATAAATTTATAAAGGCGGTCGCATGATAGAGGACTTTTTAAAATTCATAATCAGGATCCTCGCCCCATGGGTCTTATTAATAGTGTTGTTTATTATTCTGAATGTGCCAGTTTAGAACGATTCTAACTTACAACCCCACAACGTGGGGTTGTAAATAAATTAATTTATTTTCTTGCAATAACTTTTTAATCCTATATTAATGGGACAGTGATAAATAAAAAAACTAACTAACAAATGGAGGTTCAATTATGAAATCACTAAAACAAATGTTTCATGCTATTGAAACGAAAAAAATTGATTATAAAGCATTAGTTTATAGTCAATTCACAGACACAATAAAAAACTATAGTAAGGTTACTAAGTTAATAAAACCTGAATTAGTTGAACATTGTGAAAACAACGACAACTATTTCCAATTTAAAGAGCCTAAGACAATAGGGAAAAAGGGTTTTTATATTGGTTCAGTTCAGTTACTAACGAAACAGACGAGCCGTTTCGATGTGACTAAGTTCAAAAAAGATCACCCTGAATTATATGCTAAGTATTTAATTGGTGGTATTTCAAACGAGCTGAGAACTAATTACAAGTTCGAGGGCAAAAAATAATGATACTACCTTTTAAATATAAAGGCTATCACGTAGAACTTAAGGGCGAAATTTCGCCCTTAACGTCTCAGATAAAGTTTAGCTTTAAAAATGAGACAGACGACAATAATCACGTTCTGGTATTAAATACTGATAAGGACAGATTACCTTATAACGTGGTTAATAAAATAAAAAGATCGGTTGACGATCGGTTGAGATACTTGGCTCAAACAAGATCTTAATTCATATGAGCGCCCCAGCCGTCCCTATACGGCTGGGGCTTAATAGAGGTACCAACCAAAATCCAAAATATAAAAGTAAATTTTATTTTTGTAAAAACTGTAAAATTTGCAATGTTACTACACTTTGACTATAACTTGTACCACGAATAGAAGTAGTCTATCCTCAAATGATATGATAAAAGGGGACCCGACAGAACAAAAAAATTAGATGACAAACACTGAATTACTAACAACAGATCAGCTGCGAAAGAGGCTCGAAAAGGTGTGGCTTAGACATATTAAATTATGTCAGGATAACTTCCTATATTTTGTAAAAAATGTTTGGCCTGATTTTATTTGTAGAACTCACAAAGACCCTGATAAGTGGGGACACCATCAGCATATAGCAGCAGAGTTTACAAAGATAGCTCAACACAAAAAAGGAAGGCTCATAGTAAATATGCCTCCTAGACATACTAAATCAGAATTTGCATCTATATACTTTCCTGCTTGGATGATAGGGAAAAACCCTAAAATGAAATTAATGCAGGTATCACACAACGCAGAATTATCTGCAAGGTTTGGTGCTAAAGTAAGAAATTTAATTGACAGTCCAGAGTATAAACAGATCTTTGGAGATGTTAAACTCAGAGAAGATAGTAAGGCTAAAGGACGTTGGGAGACAAATCATGGTGGCGAATACTTTGCAGCGGGGGTTGGCGGTTCTATTACTGGACGAGGGGCGGACTTACTTATTATCGATGATCCACATACTGAACAAGATTCACTATCCGATAGTGCGATGGAGAGAACTTATGATTGGTATTTATCTGGACCAAGACAGCGTTTACAACCGGGAGGCTCAATTGTTCTTGTAATGACAAGGTGGGCACAAGATGATTTAACTGGCAGATTAATAAAAGCAGAAACTGAACCTAAAGCAGACAAGTGGGAAAAAATTTCTTTTCCAGCTTTGATAGGTGAAGATGAAAATGTACAACCTGTTTGGCCAGAATATTGGGATCTAGATGAACTGGAAAAAGTTAAAGCGTCTATATCGATTAGAAACTGGTCTGCACAATACATGCAAAATCCAACTTCAGAGGAAGGGGCTATTCTTAAAAGAGACTGGTGGGTTCCGTGGACCAAGGATCTTCCCACATTAAAACATGTCATACAATCATACGACACAGCTTTTAGTAAAAAAACAACAGCGGATTATTCCGCTATTACCACATGGGGAATATTCACGCCTCACGAATCTGGGCCCGATGCAATAATTTTAGTTGATGCTATAAAAGGTAAATACGATTTTCCAGAATTAAAAATGGTAGCCTTAGATCAATATAAATACTGGCAACCAGAAACAGTTATCATTGAAGCTAAAGCCAGTGGTCAAAGTTTATTACAAGAATTTAGAAAGATGGGTATTCCTGTTATGGATTACACACCAGGACGGGGACAAGATAAACATTCTAGAGTAAATGCCTGTGCTCCAATATTCGAATCTGGACAAGTTTATTATCCAAGAGATGAGCATTGGGCAGAAGAAGTTATAGAGGAATGTGCAGCATTCCCTCATGGAGAGCATGATGATTATGTAGACAGCACAACACAAGCTATGTTAAGATACCGACAAGGTTCGTTTATAACTACTTATTCTGACGAGGATGAGCTAGAGCGTTATAAGCAACGTAAATATATATATTATTAGGAGAACAGACATGTCAAAAAAATCAAGAAGACGAAATAGGATGTTAGCTGCTATGGTAGGATTAGCGGGTGCATCTAAATTAGGTTTGTTATCTAAATCACCGATAGGAAAATCAGGTGTTTATGATACAGCCGCAAAAGCTAGAAAAGTAGGTATGAAAGCTACGCCTCTTAAAGATAGAGGTATGGGAATGGTAAAAGAAGCAACAACTAAACTTGCACCAGGTATTAATCCAAAATCTATTCGTGCAAGTGCAGATGGAACAATTAGAAAAGGCACGCAAGTATTCAAAGATAAGGCAGCTTATGCTAAAGCAATGGCAGAGAAAAGAGCAGCAAAAACTCCATTGACTAGAGAAGGTATAAGTAAAAAAACACCTGGTATCTTTGGTTTCAGATTTAAAGAACCTTTTTTAAGTAAAGGAAAAATGGTAAAAGCTCGTG